AAGATTTTGATGGAGAAGAAGGAGCATAATTACTAGGTGGATAAGCTAAAATTCCCTCAGGTGTCATTGTTTCTTGGCCACCTAGATCTACTAACGTATCTCTTTCACCGGGTGTAATGTAAGCTAACATGTGATCTTGACCTTTAATTTTTCTCATAGGTCCACCCTCGTTCATTATCTGTTTAGCTTGTTGTGCGTTTGTAATGGCCATTTATCTATTCTATTTTGTTTTTCCAAATAAATCAAGACTAGGCATAATAACATTTACGTCTTGAGCCATGTCTTCATTTTTATAACCTTTAGCTTCCCAGTCTTTTTTCTCCTTAAAAAGCTCTCCAGTTTCTTTGTGTCTGTACGTTGTTTCTACTTTTGTTGGTTTTATTTCTATCATATTAAGTCCTATCAAATTCTAGTATGGATACTGTGCCTTCAAATATATCAGCTGTAGCTGCTTGTAATTGTAGTTTGTCGCTTTCTTCTAATATAACAGTTCCATTATTTAATGATCTAGATGTACCTGTATTTATAGTTTGTTCAGCAAACTGAAAAGCTTTTGATGCAGAATTATCAAATACAAAACCTTTTAATTCTACATTAGAGCCACCTACATTTGCAACTTGTATGTTTTGTACAATAGCTCTTGACTCTGATGGTACAGTATAAATATCTGTAGCATCTGTTGTAGTTAAATCAAATTGTGCATTTTTATATCTATTAGCCATTATTTACTCCTGAACTTGATGATGTAAACCACGAAAACCTTTGTAGATCATCTTTTAATTCTTGTTGAAATGTAGAGTTTAATTTTTCAATCAATCCATCTAAATCTCTTACTAAAGAATCAGCATCATTCTGTTTATATTCTTTTCCAGGTCTTGTAAATACTACTGTTACTTTAGCCATTATCTACGTCCATCTGGTTGTGTATCTAATCTAAATGTTCCAAGCTTCCAATTTTGAGAAGCTCCAGTATTAGCTACTTTTAATGATATAGCTCTAGCTCTTGCACGTGTATCTATTTTAGTTGTACTAGATGTAATAGTAAATGGTCCAAGAGGTGAACTTGATTGAGCTCCGTTAGGGTAATTTCTAAGTTGTAATGTAACTTGAGTGTTTCCTGTTTGTGATAAAAAGTCAGGTATAAATCTTCTTATTTTCATAATGAATTCACCGTCTCCTCTAAAAGTTGCAACACCTGTTTGTTGTCCTGTAGATGAACGACTTTGTGTAATATCAAAATCCCCTGATTCAATACTAGAAGTTACTGTCGTAACCCCTGTTGATAATACTTGATCAGTTCCTTTTTCATGTTCAAAATATATTGTGCTTCCTTCAGTGTTTCCAACTACATCAAACGATGCATCATCTCCTGCGCTAAATAATGTTGCATGGGGTAAACCAAATACAGAAGAATCTTGCCATGTTGTACGATTTAATGTTCCTGTAGTCCAAACAGGTCTTTGTGGTGAAGAATCCATATAGTTATAAGTAACAGATCTATTAACAACAGTAGAACTTTCTGTGCAATAGAACCAAGTAATTTCTCCAAATAAATTATTTAGTCCAACATTAATTAATTGGTTAGCTGTTGTATTTAAATCATTATAAACAAAGTCTTCTACTAAACATGTCATAGTCTCAAGGCTACCAGAGTATCTAAAGAAACCATTTTCTGATAACCAGTATGCAGCCCCATCAACTTCTAAAGCAGCGTTTTGTCCGATCAATCCGCAGTTAGTTCCTACTTGTTGAAAACCAAAAGTAAAAGGCTGACCAATAAATCTCATTGTAAATAACGATGTATCTGTCCAAATGTAAGTTGCATCTCTACCTCTAACCGCACCTACAATTCTAGATCCATCTGCAAGTCTTTGAGTACCGGCAGTGTTAATTGCTGTTGGTTGATATGTATTAATATCTTCTTGATCTGAAAATCTAATAAACATTTCATCTTGAGTTGTTGAATCTCCAATAGTTGTTTCTGTTCCAAAGAATACTAAGTGACGGTCAGGTGTTGATACTAACATGTCCCGTGATGCTGTTGGTGCACCAGATATAATAGTTGCTCTTGTTTGAGTTGCTCCTGTTGCATTTGAATCCCATTCAAATACTTGTGCATTGTGTATAAGTGCAATTACTTTATCTCCAAAGTTATCAATGGACCATAAACCAGGATCAACAACTAAGTCACCTGATGCTGCTTCTCCCCATGCAACATAATCAGAACTATTAATAATTGTTGCACCATCTGAATGTGTTGCAGCTGTAGTTCCTCTAACTGCTCTTGTAACTCCTGTTAATGTATTAGTTGATATACCTGTATAAGATATTTCTTCTGAACCTATTTGAATAAAGTTTGTACCAGTAGTTGGAAACTGTGAAGCGTCTGTTAATATAATAGTTGTAGTAGAAGCATTGATATCTCCATTTAAAGTTGTTGTAACTTCTCCTGAAACTGTTCCACTCCATTGACCTAAGCCCCAACCAAAACCAGGTAATTGTTCTGCTGGTCCAACACTGTAATATGCTTGTACTCTAATACCACCTGATGTAGTAGCACCTGATCCTGATTCATTAGATGGCATTGTAATTGTAATAGCAGATGATGTTACTATAGAAGTAACCATAAATTTTTTATCATTAAAATCTGATGCTGAATAGTTTGACCCTGTAATTGCTGTAAAATTATCTAAAAGAATAATATCTCCAGCAAGTAAATTATGATCTCCACTAAAAGTTATTGTAACTGTTGGAGATCCATTTGTTGTACTAAATGCATTTGTTAATGTTGTTGTAGTTTTGATTGGATGGATGTCATAAAATACACCACCTGTATAAGCGTATAAAATCCTGTTTGTTCCTATGATTGCAAATTTATTACCAGACTTGTTAACTAAATGATGTGAAGCTCTTGCAGCTCCAGTTAATTTTGATTCACCTAACTGAGCCCAACCACCTATNTTTTCAGGTGTNCCATATCTAAACCTAACATTATCTCCATCGACCCATTGTCCTTCGGCCGTGGTTTCTGTTACTTGTTTATTAAATCCAGGTTGAAATCCTATTTTTTGTAGCATATTTTTATCCTGTTTTAAAATACACCAGAATTAACTATGTATCAAGTTGTCTTATCGAGCTAGTCCAGCTACACCAGTTGATGTTGTAAATGGATTTTCAGCAAATGCCATGAAAATGTATGTACTACCACTACCATTTATTCCAGCATCTGTTGTTCTAAGTTTAAAACCATTAGATAACATATCAATTCTTCCATTACCACCACCAGTATTTTGTGCAGCACTACTGTTAGGTTGAAGAGTATAATTTAATTCATTATATCCAGCTCTTTTATTATCGAACAAAGTCCAGCCATATCCATCTGCACTTTTTAACTTACAAAGAACGAAAGCTGGTTTAAATCCTGTATAAACAAATGTTCCATTAGTACTTCCATTTCCTGTGTAGCTTTTAAATTTTGAAAAACCTTGTTTTTCTGCAAAACAATAGGCTATGTAAGTTTGACCACTTGCGTTTGAATCTCCAGTTGTACCCAGTGTTACAACTGAACTTGATGGTGCTGTGTCATTAAAAACATTATCTGAAGTTGCAGTACCAATTGTGTCATCTAAAAACAGATAACCATTAAAAGTAGAATCAATATTTGTACCACCAACAGCCCATTGTGCAGTACTACTTCTTTTTTTAATTATAACCATATTAGGTGCTGCACCTAATCCATGACCAATTGTTGCACCATTTGAATTATTTCCTGTATAAGACACAATACTAAACCCACTTGTAGTATTAGCACTAACAGTTGCAGTTATACTTCCAGTACCATTTGAAGAAGCAGAGCCACCAGCTTTCCAATTCCATGCTACATAAGTTTGTGAACTTTGATTAACTTCATTATTTGAACCAATAGAAAATCCATTAGAATTAAAAGCAGTTACTCTTCCAGAATAATTACTTTCTGCAGCATTTTGATTTGGATAAAGTTGGTAATTAGCACCTCTTACTGAATCATGAATCACTGGGTGCTCACTACCACTACTATTTTTTATCCATACCCAATCTGGTTGCATATCATTAAGTCCATCAAAAGTGATAGATTGTGTTCCACCATTTCCACTATAAGTTTTAACTTGAAACGCTGATGATGAATCGTCTATATCGGTATAATTTGCCATTATGAATTCTCCGCTAAATTTTTAGTACAAAGGGCAAAGTAGTTTGAAGGGACCGTATATTCAAAATTACCATGACCATTACCATCTGCATTGCCAGATGAGATTGAGAATATTGAATTGCCAAAATTTGCATAATGTTCTGAATTATTTCCTGTGCTACAACCTATAAAATAAGTTCCGCCACTCCCTATACCAGATAAAGCATATCCTCCTGTTCCACTTGCACCCGAGGCTGGATTACCACTGTTTACAAAACTTCCATTTTTAGAAAAATAGACATAACCATTATCTGCATCGAGAGCTATTCCAATAATATCATTTGAAGTATATGATGTCCAAGAACCAGATTGTGAACTATTACCTACATATAAAATTCCATTGAAATAATAACCAGCATCATAAGAATGCTGACCTAAAAATTGTTCTGAACCAGACATATATAAACCAGATGAAGCATCTCCATTAATAACTCCAACACCAATATTTTCATTATCTGGAGATTTTATTTCGACATACCATTTTCCAGTTTTTGCACCGATACTACTTACAGCAGAACGATAACCAGATGAACTTCTTGTATGCTGTAAATTTCCTTCAGAAAAAGTTCCACCGAATGGTATTAAAGGATTTAATGTTGCAAAATTATTTGTGCAAGTATCAGTAGTTTGATCTATTGCTGTAAAGTTATTAGCTGTCCAGTTATTTGAACCAACAGAATCATTACCTAAAGATGAACTATCTTTAAAGTCTAAATAAAATCCATTGTTACCAAAGGTTAAACCAGATACATTTTTAGGTTTCCATATTCCACTGTCACTATCAACTTCTCCAAATGAAGTTGGTGCTAGTTGTTGTCCATCTATAAAAACTACCTCTGACATATAAAGATTTACAAAAGTACCACCATTTCTTGCACCTATTTCATGTGCTACTCCTGTGTTCCATCTACTACTATCGTTTTGAGAAGGATATGTAGCTGTTCCAAGTGCTGTAACTTGTGAACCATTTACATATAATTTAATTCTATTACTTGATGTGCCTTGTGTACTATCTCTTGCAACTACTATGTGATACCAAGCTGAAACGTCTCTAAATTTTTGAGAAGTAGTTAATTCAGCAACTGTGCCACCACTTGAATTTTGTTCAAACCAAGTTAAAGTATCTGAAGAACTAAATTGTAATCTATCTTCTTCGTTACCACCATCAGTATTAAAAACAAATTCAGTAGCTGAACCTATTTTACATCTTTTAATCCAAAAAGATAATGTCCAAGTTTGAGAACTTGTAGGTGTTCCAAATGTTCTGTTTAAATAATCACTACTTCCACTATTAAACCTCAATGAGTTAGCTACGTCAAAACCTCCCCCTACTGCTGAGTTTGCTGGTATAATTATAGGCATGGATTACGACTCCAGTATTGGTAGTTCGCCTAATGGTCTTGATTGAACACCATCTGTTGTAGTGTATGTATGTAAAGCCTCAAGTGCTGCAGTATCGCTTGCATTAATTATTGCAGTTTCCATTTCTGCTTGTTTAGTTCTAACTGCATCTCTGTGAGTAGATATATTACTTGGGATTGCTGTAGATTTTTCTGTGTTTCTAATTACATACCAATCAGTTTCAGCTAATTCGTTTGCAACATTTATTTTTAAACTTTTGATTAAATTTGTTTTAAGACCTGGTGTAATATGTTCAACCCCGTTTCTTGTTTCGGTTACATCTGCATGTGCTTTTGGTGTAGCAGTTCCATATGAAGCTGTAACTGTTCCATCAGCAAAAGCAAAAGATTGATTAGTATTAATATACCATTGTTCATCTTTTTTATTACTGTTATCAAATACTACTTCATAAATACCAATAGCTTCTTTTTCTTCTACAGACCATTTCATAAAAATATCCGCTGGGTATTGTATATCTCCTAAAGTAAACCCTTTAGGATTGTTGAAGTATTTTGTAATTGTTCCTGATTCTACTAATGCGTACATAATATTCCTATGATAAAGTTAATGCTAAAGTTTGACCTATTAATAACCATTT